AGTGTATATTGAAGCCAAGAGTAAGAACTTGACAGAAGAGTTTAGCTCTTACACGTGGGATAAGGATAAAGACGGCAATTCCACTAATAAACCTATTGATAACTTTAATCATGGTATTGATGCGTTCAGGTATGCACTTAGTAACAAAATCCTTGCAGAGCGCAAACCACTTCAAGCAGATATAGCGAATATATGATGGAAAATAAAATAACACCAAAAGACATTTTGATTAAACTACTTAAAGAAGATTATGTTATAACAGATTATCAAACTTCATTAAGTTCAAGTGAGGGGGCTGATAAAGATTATGTGTTTAAATTACGCCTTAATAATGGCGATAAAATTAAATAACCATCTAACCAAGCGAATATATGATAATCTCACCTAACGGACACGAATTAGTAACACGAAAGAAAGACGGTAGCAAGGGTACAGTTGAACATGCTATGGCTGTGGGCTTTGAAGATGCTATCAAAGATAAAGATCGTGAATGTGATTATGAATTTACCATTGAAGATAAAAACGATGTAAAGCATATCTTATGTGAGGTTAAATTAGACAGCGGATATTACATTGATTTCAAGCACCCTGTAAACGAAAAGCAGAACTTATCTGAGATTGAACGTGATGCTTACAAATTCTTATTAGAAAAACTATGAGCAACTTTTTAGAAAATAGACACCCTGAATGGGCTGATAAGCATAACCGATGGACATACACATGGGAAAACTATTCAGGCGAATATGCTAAACATGACCGTGTAAAACTATACACAGCCAATAAGAAAAAGAATGTAGAGTCATTTGATGAGTATCTCCATCAGAAGGTACAGGCCGAGACGGTAGAGGCTTACATGGAGCGTATTATGACAAGCGATCCAATATTGCTATTTCCCACCGCTGTTGATTCGCTAAATGGTATTGCTTACAGCGTTGAAGATGATACGCAAAGAGATTTCGGAGACTTAGGCGATATTGATGATGAAGAAAGCACTGCTTATAAGTTATGGCACGATGCTGACCGTAAGGGAACGAATTGGCTCCCTGTTATGAAGCAAATGGGTATCAAGCAAACCGTATTTCACAGAGTGTGGGGTTTAGTTGATGGCATCAAAGAATCTCAGTTTATGGATGAAGATGGTGAAGTGGTAAGTGAGGTTACAGGGGAAGCGAGTATTCATATCATTGACCCTATGGCTGTTGTTGATTGGTATCCTAACCACAATCCGACTCAGGTTATCGTTAAAGAAAAAGCAGATATGAGAAACTCTGTATTTGACACTGAAGGCGATAGAGAACGTGATACCTACATTGTATATGAATTAGACGGTTGGACTCGTTACATCGACAATGAGGGCGAGCCACAGGTAATTGATGAAGGTTCTTATAGCTTCTACCGAGACAAAGAACGAACACAACGCTGTTTACCTATCTTTTCTGTTGAAATACCAATGCCCAGAGATGTTGGGTATCTGTTAGCGATAAAGCAGAATCATATATTCAATGCTAAAAGTATTCGAGATTTTTCAGTACGGAATATGTCCTTTGCCTTCTTGCAGTTGAGAGCCGATGAAGCTCAATACCAAGAGATAATGAGTGAGATTAAAAAAGGATTTAGAGTGTTAAGGATTGACCCTGATGCAAGCGGGGATCACGACTATAAAAGCCCACCTTCCGACTATTTAACAGAAGCGGGGGAGATATTAGAGAATGACAAAAGTGATTTTGCCGAAAGTGCCTTTAAAATGTATGGTGATTCAGCTAAACAGGTAACAGCAACCGAGATAATACAGAAAAGCCGTTCAGGTATTGAAGCGTTTCTATCGCTACTTGTAACGTCTTTAGATGAGTTCGAGAATAAATGCCTGTTCTTGTTAGAGCAAATATACTTCCCTGATGAGCCTTCACGATGGGGTAAGGCTAATGTAACAAGAAGCCAAGACTTCACCCCGAAAGATATTGATGAGGCTATGGAAAAAGTATCGAATACCATACGCAACTCTAAGCAAGTAAACGCTATGAGTACTTTCCGAGCCGTTGAACTGTTGAATCCTTCATGGACTGAAGAAGAAGTTCAGGCAGAGGTTGACAGGATTAATAGAGAATCGGGTGCTATTGAGCTTCCGAGCAATCAAGTTGGTTCTTAGGGTGATTTTACTTACATTCTAATAACACTTGTGCAGAAGTGAAAGATATTGCCCAAATCCCCTGCACGGGAGGCGGGCTTTTTAATTTATAGGAAAATGGAAGCAGTTAAAAGAAGAGCGCCTAAAGAGGGTTATGATAATGATGTTAAGATGGAGTACAGGCATAAGGTTTGGAGTACATTAGCGCCAAAAGTAAAGGATAAATTAAAAGAAGATAGTAACGCTAAGGTTTTATTACTCCCATCTAAAGAAGGAATAGAGATAGATGTAGCCATTGAGTATGGAATAAACCCTGAACAAATAATAGCTATTGACGAAAACCCCGCATTATTAGCACACGCTCAATGGAAGGATAAAATACCAAAAGAAAACAGGTTTGGGTGCAAGGTTTCTAAAATTGGTAAAAAGATAGAAGAAAAAGGTTGGTATTTGGCAGGTGCTAATTTAGATTTTTGTAATACATTTAGCGAGGAGCTGATAAATGAAATAAACACATTCTTTAAAAACACACCGATATGGAGAAGGTTTAGTTTTTGCGTAACAATGGGCAAAGGTAGAGAGTCAAAGGCACTTTATTTATTATTAAAACATATTGATACGCCTGATATATTTAAGCATGATAGACTGGCTACTTTATACGAAATGATGAATTTAGGCGGTTTTTACAAAAACACACTCGATTATAAAGATACTTTAGGGTTGGATTTTGAGGAAAGCTACTATTCTACATTCCCGATGATATATGCTTGCTTTACTTTACACCCCTTTCACAATGATGTGTTTTTGAAAGAAAAAGAAAGGTATGAGATTTTATCCACAAGAGAACAAAACCTTAGGTGCGCCACAATATCTAAAAATAGGGGTGAGAGTAAAAGAAAACTCAATGAGATAAAGGATACTGTTAGGAAAATGAAAAGTGGCAGTTATTTTAAAACTGGATATTATAAAGATAGACCCCCTTCAGAGGAAAGAAAAAAAGAGCTAATAGAAAGAGAAGAGACAAGGCTCGCAAAGCAAAAAAGATACCATAGGCAACGAATCGGTTATAATAACTTACAAGATAAAAGACGTAATCTTGTATATATAACAAGTACCCAGACAACTGAATTATTAGATTCAATAAGAGATATGCTACGCCTATATTCTAAAAAAAACGGAATAATAAACCCTGACAAATATATTAGTGGATATATGAGGTTTTTCTGTTATTCTAAAATAAAAGAGGGTAAATTAAAATGATTTCAGACAATTACTTCTATCGCTTATCTCAATCACTGTTAGATGATACCGAGCAGTTCAGCTTAGGACTGTTAAACAGGATACAGGGTGTTGCTGAAAGTTTAGTACGTGATAACATTGTTAACATTGAAGCCGAGCAAAGGCAGATAGAACGTGCTTGGGCTGAATGGAATGAAAAGGCACAGGAATGGGTTGATGAGAACTTACCACAAGCCTACCGACAAGGACTCGCAGAAGCTGATAAAGAGTTTACAGGTGAATTAGTTGCTGGGGCTTTTTTAGGTACTACTATCTTTGGTGGTGAACCTCCTTCCGATATACCGCCTTTTGTGAGGGATAAGTTCAAAGACATACCCAATCATTTAACGATGTACGGGGTATTTCGACAGCAAGCCTTTGAGGACTTCAATAACTCACGCATTCCCGTTGTAAGAGATGCAACCGATACCATAAGGGATTTAGTTATCCTATCAAGTGATGAGGCTTACACAGCAGGAGACACGCTAACACGAAGGCAATTAAGCGAAAAGATAATGCGACCTTTAGCTAATAAAGGAATTACAGGGGTTCGGTATGCCGATGGCAGAACAATGCGGTTAGACTCCTATGCTGAGATGGTAGCACGTACCCAAACAGGAAACGCATCACGGCAGGCAAGTTTAAACAGGATTCAGGAATACGGGGGCGATCTTGTTCTTATCTCTCAACATTATCCAACATCTGATTTATGCGCCCCGTATCAAGGCAGGGTATTTAGTATAAGCGGAACCGATGGAAACTACCCATCACTGCAGACAGCTATAAGCGGGGGATTATATCATCCGAACTGCAAGCATAGCCAATCAGGATATAAGAGAGGCGATAGAATACCCGATGCAAGGGAAAAGGTAGATAGTGCTGAAAATAAGCGTAGATACCAAGCCTCGCAGGTGCAGAGATACAATGAAAGGCAGATAAGGGCTTATAAAAGGAGGCAAGCCGTAGCACTTACAGATGAGGAACGTCAAAAAATGGATGGACTTATAAACAAGTGGCAGAAACGACAAAGAAACTTACTTGATGAAAACGATTTTTTACGAAGGCGTTATGCTCGTGAAAGTATAGGGTAATTTTTGTATATTAAATAAACACTAATAACAAATACAGGATAAAATGGATAATAATGACCCAATTGAGATTAGACAAGTAAGTAACGGATTTATAATAGTCCCATCAAATTATAATTATAAAAATGTAGGTTGTGCTATTTCAGAATTTGATACAAATGTATTCCAAAGCATGCATGAATTATTATCTTTTATTGAAAATCATTTTGAGTTCAGAAAAGCAACTGAATTTAAGAATGACAGTGATGCCCGTTGATTCAGACTGCGATAAAACAAGCTACACAAAGAAGCAAGCCCAAACGGTATTGAATCAGATGCAGGGCAATGCAAAATTAGCAAGGCATTTACCAAAGATACCGCAACGGATATATCAATGTCCTGAATGTAACTATTGGCATTTAACAAGTAAGAAATGAAAATCTACATAGTCGGATGTGCTAAATCAGGAACAACGCTTGTAAGAAGGCTTTTTAATGCCTTTGATTTAAAAGTGTATAATTGGGATGAGATGCCTTACGATAGGTTTCTAAAATCGGGTTATGATGTAGCCAAGCGGAGAAAGAGAACGGTATTTAGTTATGACTTATCCAAAGCCGAGATAGAAAAGCAATTAGAAGCTCTTAAAGGTTGTAAGATTGTTAATGTTGTTAGATTTGCTGAAGATGTGTGCAAAAACAACCGTGTTACTTTTAAAAGATGGGATTCTTGTATTGAGCAATCTATAATGTATTCAGAACACATTGATTGCACTATTGGTTATGAGTTTCTTATTGATAACCCCGATAAAGTTCAAGGGCATGTCGCAGATAAGTTAGAATTAGATATGATTCGTAAATGGAGCGAATACCCCGATTTTATAGATATTTCAAGTGAAAGAGCATCAACACATTTGGGCAACTACAAACTAAGACCGATAGGGGCTGATTATTAACGTAGTATATCTATACATACACTCAGAATGGGGGCAAGAACTTAGATATTCCCTTAGAAGCGTTGAAAAGTATGTACCCGATGCAAAGCCTTTGTTAATAGGCGATAAACCCTTATATTACAACGGCAATCATATTGAAGTAGAACAAAACGATAATATCTATCAAGACGTTCATAATAAACTAAAAGTGGCGTTTGATAATTTAGATGAGTTTCTATTTATGTATGATGATATTTTCCTTTTAAAGCCGTACGAGATAGCGTACTACTCGGATATAAAGTTTACTTGCAGGATAAAGCGAACAGGCGGAGGTAGAAAGGAAGTAATGCAAAGAACATTAGATGTAGTAGGTAAAGATGCTTTAAATTATGAGCTACACTATCCGATGTACTTTAAAAAGTTTGATTTACCCGATGATCCTATTTGCCCGAAAACAATTATGGGAAACATAGTGGGTAATCCGACACAAGTGAAAGACTGTAAACATAACGCTCAGTTGGTAAATGAGAAGTTTTTACAAGGTATGCCATGTTTTAGCACATACAGCGAAGATGAGAGATTTAAAACAATTTTAGAAAAGTTATACCCTAAACCAAGCCAATACGAAATATGAAAGTAGAATTAGACGGTAAAGAACGCGAGATAGAGCCTTCACAGCTAAAGTTGGATGAAGGGTTTGCTTTGATAACCCCTGATAAAGTACCTGATGGGTATTTTACACAAGAAGCATTAGAGAATAAGATACAGACCCGACTATCTAAGGCAGAAGAAAACGTAAAGAGTAAGCTATCTGATGATAATTCATTTCACAGGCAAGTGTTGGATAAATACGGTGTTCAGCTTGGGGAAGATGGCAAGCCTAAAGGGTTAAAGCCTACCGTTGACGTTGATGAAGTTAAACACAACGTGGCAGAGCGTTTAAAGGGTGAATACGAAGAAAAGATTAACAAACTACAAAGCACTGTTGATAGCTTTAAGAACAAAGGCAAACATTCGGCTATTGTTGAAGGTGCTAACAAGATCGGTATTGATGGTAAGTGGTTAGAGCCATTAGTCGAAGGGGGTTCTCCGTATATCATCAAAGAGCTTGAAGGTAACTTTGAGTGGAATGACGAGATAGGCGATTATGCCCTGAAAGAAAAAGACGGAACCTTTGCTGTTGATGGTAGTGGCTTTATCCCTGCAAGCAAATACTTTGAAAAGAATCAGGACAAATTCAAGCACCTTATGAAAGACAACAGGCAGAGAGGCTCAAACTTCAACGGGCAGGGCAATGCTGACAGCGTACCGAGTGGTGATATAAGCGACTGGAACGCCACTAAGAAAGCAAACTACATAAACGAACACGGGCGTGATGCCTACCGTAAACTTGTAGATAAGAGCGTAAGCAGTAAGAAGAAAAAGTAATGACGCCAATGGCAACTCCATAGCTACCTCCTGACCCTGAGTGTTAATTCACTCGGGGTTTTTTTATTGCTTTTAATTCCTTATATTCAACATGTGATAGATACACATCTATCCGTTTATTCAAAGCTGTCAAACTTTGATAAAGTAATTCAAGCCTCGTTCCTTTCGGTTCGGGGCTTTTTTTTTATCTGTAAATAACTTATATTGAACCTAAGTGCTTTCCGTTTGAGGTACTTATTTGATGTGTAGAGTTCCACGACTCACTAAAATCGTGTGTAAACCTTTCCATCAGGGTTAGATTAAATCAAACGTGCTAATCAAACTATAATCTAACCTATTTACTCATGGCTTTTCAAATTTATGAAGATGAGTTTTATTCAGGCATGTATGAAGTGGAAGCACAGAATACAAATGTCTTTAATCAAGCCTCATCTAACACTATTAACATTGTACCGAGAGAACATATTGGTGATTTCTCGAAGGAAGCATTCTTTACGAATACTGCAAACCTTGTAACACGCAGAGATATTACCACTAATGCAGATGGTACTGCAACCACAACCGCATCTGATGAAGTGATTGGCGTTAAGCTATATCGCAGATTCCAAGATGACCAACGACTGACTGACATCAAGCGTATTGGGTTTACTGAATCCGAATACTCATTCTTAGTAGGTCAACAGATCGCTAAAGCTAAGATGCAGGAGATGTTGAACTCAGGTCTTTTAGCTGTATCTACGGCTATTGAGACAGGTGGAGACGGTACATCTTTTAATGATATAACGGGTGATTCACCTAATACATTGAATTACGATGCTATTCCTACCCTATTGGCTTTGTTTGGTGATCGTTCACCACAACTCCGACATGTTGTAGGGCATAGTAAGCCTATTCACAATCTCTTAGGTGATGCGCTAAGTATTACTGTTGAGAACGTAGCAGGTACTTCTATTAATCAGGGTTCTATCCCATCATTGGGTAAAGGTCTTTCTATGACTGACAGCTCTGACCTGATTGTTACTGACGGTGTAAGTTCAGGCGTTAACTCTTATAAGACATTGTTCTTACAAGAAAATGCTGTACGCATCGAGCAATCAGAGGAGGAAAGCATGTGGAACGGTCTTGTAGATGGTAAGGAAAACTTACTATTCAGAGTACAAGGCGAATATGCTATCACTGTTAAGGTGAAAGGATACGAATACTCCGATACAGGCGCTAACCCTGCTGACTCAGCACTTGGTAACACAAGTAACTGGTCACAAGTGGCAACCGACTTGAAAGACACCGCAGGTGTTTATATCGAGACTGCATAAACTTAATTGAGTGGGGGAATTTACCCTCACTCTTTTTAAAGCCTGAATAGCTCAATGGCAGAGCAATGGTTTTGTAAACCATAGGTTGTAAGTTCGAATCTTACTTTAGGCTCTAATAACTAAAATTATACCCGATGGCTTTCTATACTCCTGTTTTTTTTGATACGTCTGAACAAGATGATTTAGACTTACTGCATAGCTCGGTAAGGACTGACTCAGAGCTTGATAACGTGGTAGCCAACGTAGAGTATGAGATATTGGATTACTACAAGCAGAGACCATCTATACCTATTCTATTGCAAACAGGTAGAGAGAATCTATACACTACTAATGAAATTCAGGTACGGCTTTTAGATTACGATAATGACACCCCGTCTGATAGTGAGCAAGAACTAAAGGACGCTCTTAAAAAGACGATTGCAGAAATTACAAGTTGGGTTATAAGAAATTACAACAACTCACAGAATGTAGATTCTATTAAACAAGGTAAACGAAGCATAAGTTATTACGGGCTGTCTCCAAGTTGGAAAGATTTCCCAAGTGGATGGCAACGATGGCTTAAAAACTTTGATGACAGAGAGGCATTGTATTCAATATGAGTGCTTTTGATATTTTTCAAACAGTTGAGGCTACTATGAAGAAGATAACCGTAGATGGTTTCGGTGATGAAACCGCCTCCACTACCTTTACCGTTGATATTGACCCTGTACTTGGAAGGCGTAGAATATTTACTAATGACCAAGAAGAAATTGAAGGATTTGAAACGGTTATAAGCCCTAATTCAAACATTGACCTAACGCATGAGCGTTGGGATTTAACGTATAACGGGCGAACGTATCAGATAGAAGGGTTAGAGCCTTTCTATGTTATCGGAACGGATGAGATAGACCACTATGAGGCTACACTGAGGTAGAATAGATATGAGTTGGGTAAAATGGCGAGGTAAAGAACTTATTGACAGGATGGAATCTGCAGCGGCTACGGCTGTTATGGATACTGCCAATGCCGTAGGTGCTGAATCAGACCAACAAGTACCACATGATGAAGGTACGCTTCAGCAGTCTAAAACGATTATGGCTAACCCTGCAGATAAGACAAAAGTAAATATCGGTTACGGTGGTGGCGGGCAAAGCGGATTCCCTGTTATACCGTATGCTGTTAAGTGGCATGAAGTCCCTGCCAATTTCCAGAAAGGAAGGAAGCATAATTATTTAAGGGACCCGATTAACAACGTAGCACCAAGAGAATTAAAGAAGAATCTTAAAAAAGCAATACAATGATACGACATACAACAAACCGATGGTATCACGGGCGAAGGGTTAAACCTCACGATCCTGTGATTGGAAGCGATAAGCAGAAGCAGAACCTTATAGACTGCAACCAAGCCTACGATGACGGCTTAGAAGCAGAACCAAAGCCATCTATGGACGATACAAAGGCAGAGATAATTGAATATCTGAATGCTCACTATATCGAGCATAACAGCAACGCAACGAAAGCAGAATTACTTGAACTGATATGATTGCAACGGGCTTAAAGGATTACTTAGAGGCTGAAAGCGTAGGCACGTTTGGAACGGATTTGTTCATTTCAAAAATGCCCGACACGCCTAATGATGTACTATGTATTTATGACCAAACAGCCCCCGTATTACCTGAGATGTCGAGCTATGATGCAAACAACTTTGGAACGAAGATATTAGTCAGAGGTAGCTATTCATTTTGTAAAACTACCATATTAGCTCTGTTACGAAAGATACCGATGTTAGCAGGGGTTTATGACAGCATACAGATTATTGATTCCCGCATTGAAGGGTTTACTGAATTTATAGAAGTAGATGATAAAGGCAGAAGATTATACAGCTTGAATTTTTCACACTATTGCAACATAGGTAACAACAAAAACAGAACTGGAAATTACACACCATGAGTTATTTCACCCAACATATACAGGACTTCAAAGATTTAGGAATAGTTAACGGTGTCAGTTTTGGTACGGTTGGCGTCTCAAAAATGGACATAGTGGCAATGAATGAACTTATACAATCAACAGGTAATTCCATCCTTGTTCTCCTTGCAGTTGGTTACACCGCTTTTAAGTGTTACCGAATGCTTAGAGATATGAAATGGGATAAACAAGACCGAGAAAACGAACTTAACGATAACTAAACAACTAAGACAATGGCAGAAAGCGAAAAAAGAGTAGCGGGTTTTAACGTGTCAGACGGCACGAATACCCTTGCTAACGTAACATCATACGAAATAGCATCCGAAATATCAGAGGAAGAAGTAGCGGGCTTAGGCGATACCGTAGGCTCTCCCCCTATCATAAGTGAGAAATACCTTGCAGTGAGTGTTGGTAAAACAGCCTCCGTATCGGGTATTGTATTCACAGGCGAAGGATCAAGCGGAACAGGCCCCGATGACGCTTCTATACAAGCATTCAGAACCAACGCTGAAACAGGAGCCGAAATGACCCTTGAATATCGCTATACAGACGATTCAGGGTATGATTTGACAGGATTTTTCACTAATTTTACCTATACAGGTGATAAAGGTGAAGCGACTGAGAAATACTCAGCATCGTTCCGAGTCAATACTAAAACTGATGTAATTCTATAATGAATAATCAAGCAGAAGCCCTAAGACGGGAAACGGAAAAAGAAGGAATAAGAGAACGCAAAAAGTTAATCATTGACTTTGATGAAGCAGTAGCCGAACAAAAGGCAGATGCTATTGAAGTTAAGTTTGACGGTCAGGTTTTTAAATTACCATCAACTCCCCCCGCTTGGCTTCCATTGTTCATCAATCGCCAACAGAATGAAGATGGTGTTATTGATGACATGAAGAATCTTGAAATCATAGAACGGCTTTTAGGAGAAGAATTTGCATCTAAGATACTTGATGCTGATAACTTCATATCCTTTCAGTTAGTTAATGACCGTATCCTAAGCCCCCTCTTTAATGAATGGGGAATGGAGATGGAAGATGAGTCGGGAAAGGTGAAAACCCCCTCCTAATAAATTGGGGGTGGGGCTATATTGAAGCCGACTTTCAGAGATTCTACAATATTGATGCAAACCAAGCTGTATGGCAGGATGAGATGAGCATGAGGCGGTTTAAAGTTCTTTTAATGGGCTTACCCGCTGATTCTGCTTGGCAACACTTCTTGCAAGACAAAGATAAATACAACTTGGCAATTTATAACCCTGATAAACTAAGAGTGAGGTAATACCATAGCTTTTTCAGTCGGCACAGTCGAAGCAACCATAGGCGGTAATATAAAGCCGTACATGAGTGCTATATCTAAAGTTAAAAGCGAGGGCTTAAAAGTAGCTAAAGTTGTTGGCGATAGGTTTACAAGGGTAGGCAAGTCGCTTACTTTAGGGGTTACACTGCCCGTCGTAGGACTTGGTACGGCTCTTATAAAAACTGCTTCTGATGCTGAAGAAACTGCATCTAAGTTTGGTGTCGTTTTTTCAGATATATCAGGCGATGCCCAAAAGGCTTTTAAGACGTTACGTAATGAATACGGTCTTAGCTCAAACGCTTCTAAACAACTTTTGAGCGACACTGGAGATTTATTAACGGGATTTGGATTTACTCAGGAAACGGCTTTAGATTTATCTACACAGGTAAACAAATTAGCCGTTGACCTTGCATCATTTACAAACTTTTCAGGGGGTGCAGAGGGGGCATCAAAAGCACTTACAAAGGCACTTCTTGGAGAGCGTGAATCTGTTAAATCTTTGGGAATATCTATTCTTGAAGTAGATGTGAATGCTAAGATGTTAGAAAATTCCCAAAAAGGATTAACATTTGAAACGGAAAGACAAGCTAAAGCCTTCGCTACTTTACAATTAGCACAAGAACAAAGTAAAAATGCTATTGGTGATTTTGCACGTACTCAGGATTCATTCGCTAATCAAATGCGGGTATTAAAAGAGCGTATAAAAGATGTAGCTACTGAGTTTGGTAATGAGTTAATGCCACTTGCTAAACAAATGGTTGGCGTTGCCCAAAGTGTTGTTGATAGATTTTCAAAGATGTCAGCAGAAGGTAAAAAGTTATCGCTTATTATAGCAGGTATAGCGGCGGCCGTTGGGCCGACACTTCTTATAATTGGTTCATTTGCTAAAGCATTGGTGAGTTTAAATATCATTATACCTAAAGTAGTAATAGCGATGAAAGCCCTAACATCTACCATGATGGCTAACCCTTACTTAGCTGTTGCAGGTGCTATTGCTCTTATAGCAACAAGGGCTTACTTGGCATTTAGGAGGGCAAGAGAACTTAACAATGAGATAAAGGATGCTCTTACATTAGATGTAACAACTACGGCTTTAACAGATATAAATGACACGATAAAAACTGTTAAGGAAGAAATTAAAGACCTTCAAGGTAGTAATAGGCAAGGTATTCTTGGTGTGAGCATGAAAGACCAACAACGCCTGACAGAGCTTAATGAAAAACTTACAGAGCTAAAGAATCAACGTGCTGAAATAGCAATGGGGTTGCTTAAAAATGAACTTGAAAACACAAGTGATGAGGCAGGTAATACTTCTGATTCTGTTATATCATTAACAAATAGTTACAAAGACTTTATGGTGGTCGCTAAACAGGTTAATGACCAACCTATTTTTGACCCTTTAGCTATTGATAACGCATACCAAATGCAAAAGTCAGTAGAGAATCTTTATACTCCATTATCTCAATTAATGGATGTGCCCATAAATCTACCTGAAAAAATGTTTCCACCGGGTTCATTAGGTTTTTTAAATGAATCATTGGCTAATTTAAGAACTCAATTATTAATGGCTACCGACCCTGAAATAATATCTGGGATACTTAGTAAGATTGAATCAACAGAAGAACAGATTAGAAATCTAACAGGGACAGCAAGTGAATCAGCTATGGGAATGGCTGTTTTTGCTGATGTATTAGGACAAGTATTTTCACAAGCTGTTTTACATGCAAGAAATTTACAAGATGTTCTTAAAAATGTATTAAAACAATTAGCCTCTAAGGCTTTTGTTACGGGTATTGGCATTTTGTTAACGGGTGGATTTAGTGGTTTTAAAGACATATTCAAAGGCGGATTTGGCAAGGGAATAGGTAAGCTAATCGGTATTGGTGACGGCATGATAACAGGAGACGGAACCGTTGTTAAGATGCACCCTAACGATAAGATGTTTGCTATGAAAGACGGCAGAACGCCTAACATGGGCGGTGGCAATATTAGTGAGGGTTCAATGAGTAGAGCATTTGAAATGGCTATGGATAGAAAATTAAACAAATTGGGGCCAAGAGAAATTTATGCTTTATCACAAGAAGGAAAATATAACTAATGGCTACAAGGGCATATTACGAACAAGAGAATAATTTTGGCGTTCTTGATAGAATAGAGATAGAGGATGCTAATTTTAGTGGCACAGCTATTGAATTAGGTGGGCGTGCCCCTTCTGCGTTTGATTTTGAGCATAGAGAAGTCACAGGAGAGCAAAGAGATTACCTATCATTATTTGAAAATCAAATCATAATGGGTGTTCTTGATTTTTATCCCAGAATTGATACAGAATCAAAAAAGACATTAGTTGAGGATATAGCGGATTCACCAAATAGAGATATACAGATTATTTGGAAGCGTGATGGCGATGTAGTTTGGCGCGGTTATCCTTATGGTAGAGTTGTAGAGTACCCTGAAAAAGAACAATATAATGTTAAAATACAATTCAGGGATTTTGAGATATTAAAAGGTAAAGAATACACCTTAGATGATACAAGACAAAAATTACGGGCATCGCTTACAACAATATTGAATTTTACACTTAATGCTCTTCTAACATCTGACGAGCCAATAAGAACTGCGACATCTTGGCAAGAAGAAAATACAACTGTTACTGATGATTTCATTAATCAAGTGTATGCCGATACATATGCTTTAAGGGATTATGCAAGTGATGGTTTTTCTACTGATCAAACTATAAGTTACTATCAGGCTTTAGGTAGGTTATTAGAGCCAATGCTTGTTTTGTATCAATGGAAGGGCTTTAATATATATCAAATATCTGCTCTTAAAAATCCAATTAGTGTTCAGGTTGCTACTTATGGCATATTGGGCCAACTAACTAAGAGTAATGAGGATTTGAGACAAACAATATATACAAGTGTTGACTCAGGTACTCCAACGGCTAAAGTTGTCACCAATAATAGTTCATATCCTGCATTGCGCAAAGCATCATATGAATTTAAACACAGATCGGGTTCTTCAGAATTTGAATTTGATATTGATCCGACTGTAACATTTAGAGATCAGGTAGATTTTAATGGCTCTAATTCTTATAGAACGTCTTTAGATTTTGCGGGTAATGGAGATGAGGTAATAAACTTTTCAGGATTTTATGAAACAACAAGCGATACCAATAAGGCTAAATTTGCTGTTAGGTCAGATAACTTAGCTTTAGACACTGATTATACTTGGCAAAGACCTGTTGACCACAGTGGGGTTAGTAATGCGACATCAAGCATTAATACAAGTAATGGTGAATTATCATTGTTTGCAGATAATTATAGTGTTGGAGATCCTGTTATGTTACAGTCAGTAGGTGGTAGTTTGCCATCAAATATAAGCGAATCACAAACATACTTTATAGTTGATAAAGATGATACTGCCGATTTGATTAAAATATCAGAGCAGGATGGAGGCTCAGTTTTAATACCAAATGATACAGGATCAGGAACAATATGGGTAACAGTTATTACGCTAACACAAAACACAGAGCCATACTTAGCGGGATATAGGGCAAGATTATCATTTGAATCAGATGAGTTACCAACAATAACAGATTCTGATATTGAGATAATTTTACTTAAAAACAATGTTTTACTTGAAGTGTGGTATAACATGAACGTGTTTATTGAAAACCCTACACAAGCAGGTGAATCTATTGAATACCGACTTACTCAGGATAATCTATACCCCGAAACATTTAGGTTAAATGATAGTTACTTTGGTGATGGGCCGTTTCTATATTCTAAAAGCTCTTACAGATATTCAATCAATGTATCTGATATAACAACAGGATGGAGAAGGCGTGGAGATACAACTTATATTGACTATTCAAGATTGAGGCTTAATGAGATATTAGATTATCAAAGAACAAGGCAATTAAAAAAGAACTTCAAATTATGGGGTGAATTTGACCCAATTAAAGTATCTGTTTATGAAGGTGACAATTTTATGTATGTAGGTGGAAAATATAATGGGAGATGGTCACCAATAACGGTAAAAATAGAGGAAAATAAAGATGTCTGATTCATTTGAAACCGTAATAAAATCAGACCCGCTAATTCAGGTAACTGCATCTGAAAGCAATGTACCATCGGGAACTTATTTTCGTGTTGAAAACAATCTATCTGAGGGCAATTCATCAACGATTATATCTAACTTAGGGATTACCGCAAGCGCATCAGAGCTTAACATCTTAGACGGTGCTACGTTATCCACAGCGAACTTAAACAACATAGACGGGCTGACCGTTGACTTAGGTACGTTAACAGCCACAGCGACCGAATTAAACCGCTTAGACGGAACCCTTGCAACTGTACGGAGTAACTTAGGTGTAGATGAATACACTTTTTCAGGGTTTGATGCAGGGACTCCCGTGTCAACAGATTTAGACTTTGGTGGAGAAGTATCTATTGTGGGTTCAGATGATATTAATGTGAAAGCAATATCATTAGACTCTTCAGCAATTGAGTACACTATAAGCTATGCAGGAGACCCTCCTGTAGATAAATACATAGATTCAGGTACTCTTACCTTAACAGATATAACCAAAGAATTAAGTCTTGGTTATAATTCAGGAGCAGGTACAGTAGAAATTGATCTAAGTGCTTTTGGAGATTTATCAAGACAAGACACCATAAATAACTCAGATTGGTCAGGTACAGACCTGTCTATTGCTAACGGTGGTACAGGTGCAAACACGGCAGGAACAGCTCGATCAAACTTGGGTGTAAATGAATACTCTTTCAACAGCAATTCTCTTAATTTTGGTGGTAATGTTTTCATAACAGGGGATTCGGATATTGATGTTCAAGTAAATCCAACATCTTCCAATATTCAATATACTATTAGGTATGTAGGCGAACCTCCTGCATTTAATGACACCTATATCTCATCAGCTAATTTTTATGCAGATGGAAGTGGTTCTTGGGATTTAGGTATGTTTCTTATTTACAGTGATAGCAAGCCTGACATTGAGGTTAATTTGGAAGCATTAGATAGTAGGTATGCTGAATTAAGTGGAGCTACTTTTACGGGTGCTTTAAAATCTATCAATAATAATTATATCACATCAGGTAAATCAGGAAATACACATCTTGCGGGGTTTGGCATATCGAATATAACGGATGAGTTTGTTTTTGGTGGGAGCACGTCAGGAAGCACTACTTCTCTTGACACATATTTAAGAATAGCACAGGGAAATAAGCTTCAATTTATTTCAAGCGGGAGCACCAAAACGGTTTGGCATTCAGGGAACCTCACAAGCGGACAAATATCTAATTGGAACCAAGCATACGATAACTACATCGTAAGTTTAACAGGTAGTGGAAACAGTACATTATTTCTTAATCAAAGAGATGGTGGAACTATAAGCACAAACCTTTCACACACTCATTCACAATATTATGAAGCAAACGATAATGTAAGTTTTGGAACAGGTAGTTTTAGTGGGTTAATAAAGGCAGACGGAAATTCCAATTTTAATAATCAATTACAGGTCAGACGAGATTCAACAACAGGTGGTGGCATAACATGGGGATTTGCACCAAGTACAGATCATACAGGATATACGGGTAAAGACTCGCTTAGGATAACCCCATCGGGAACGACAGGTGTAGTTAGCATTACTGAAGATGGTGATATAAGTGCTTCAGGACAAATTAGATCAGTAGGAATCAATTACGCATCAAACCACGTAGGAACTTCTGACAGGAGATTAAAGACAGAACATCAACTCTTAGACCCGATGTTTATTATTCGTAATAGTGGTGAATTGTATTCCTACAAAAAAGAAGGAATTGAAGGCAGAGAAGTAGGGCAATTTGCTCAGGATTTATTACACGCTACTGATTTAGTAGGCACCATGAAGCATGATAAGTACGAAGAGATATACACTCTGTCAGGACTCTCAGTAGCATCAGTAGCTATGCAAGGAGTGAAGCATGTGGATAACGAAGTGCAACATCTTAAAAAAAGAGTACAGGAATTAGAGCAGGAAGTACAAGAACTTAGGAGGGCAGGATAATGGCATTATCATCAGACCCAACAGGTACAGAGATTTGGGCAGAGTTTGACTCCAACTCCAAACCATCTAAACCATCAGGTACTACCTATTCTTTGGATGATGCTCACGAACAAGTATTTGGAGCAGGGGTTCACAACAGGCTTGATTTTGCTAACACAGGGCAACCCACTGGAGATACCTTATCTGCCCAAGCCGTAGATGAGGACTCAGCTAATTTGAGAGCTTCCCTTGATATGAATGGAGTTGGGGGTACTTACTATTTTGAATGGGGGGAAGGTAATTATAACAACAGTACAACACCAACAGATATTTCAGGTTCTCAACTTGTTTCTGAGACTATCACAGGACTTTCAGATAATACGAATTATCAATTTAGAGTAGTCTTTTGGAATGGGTTTAACTCAGCTTCTGCTGACAGAAACGTAGGTTCCCAACAGACCTTTACAACGACCACTTCAAATACTACCCCTTACAACCTAAACGCATCACAGCAAAATTTCACTGAACCTGTAACAGTACAAGCAACTTGGGATAACGCCACTTCCGCAGGAATTATAATTGAATGGAGAAAGAATGGAAGCTCATTAGGAACCACTTCTCTGTCAGGAAATACCACAAGCGATACTCAGGGTGGATTTGTCAGTGGAGATAATGCTTCATTCAGAGTAAGATATACAAGTGGAGATACTTCTTGGACAAGTTGGGTGGGTACATCAGTTTTTGCCAGTAGTTAATATCAATCAAACATACAAAACCATGGAAACATTTGTATTAGTAACAATCGTAGTGGCATCAATTATAGCATTCGGTGCGGGCTATGCTTTCGGAAGAAGAAATAGAACCACCAACAATTCCCGTGCAGGAAGCGGACGAAGTGGAATCAACCGAAATCAGACGACCGATAATCGGTAATTTTTAAACTCTTAATAATAGAACAATGAACATTCGTAAAAATGAAAACTCATACATACTCAGCTATAACGAGATTGACGGCAGTGGGAACGTAACACATACAGAAATGTCTGTACTGTTTGAAGATCCCG